GAGAACTGATAATGTATATGAAATTCCAATCATTAAAGATAATACAGAAGTATTTCCATTCGATTACAGATATGGATTTGGTATTAGAAAATTAGCTAGATTCGATTACGAAAGAAAACCTAAGAACTTTTACGATGGTACGGAATCACAATTAGCATTTACTGCACCAACATCGGCGTTCAAAGGATTGGAGTACCAATTCCATTTTGAAAAAGAACGTTGGAGAGGTAGAGATTTTACAAACTATCGTTACTTCCTAAAACACACTGGTAAGCATCACATAGTAAAAGTAGAAACACGACAAGTAGAAAATATCAATGTTAACTATAATTCAGCAGAAGCTAGATTTAGATTACCAATAGGTAAGAAGTTTTCAATATCAGCTGGAGCAATCGTAAGAGGACATGATAGGGCATATGGTTATAATCCAATTGAAATTTATTTAAACGAAACTACAACGGATGAAAATGGTAATGAATTTCCAACAAACTATTGGTTTGGATTGGCAAATGAATATGGGTATTCCGATAATCCAACCACTTATACAGATAATACAACTGGTGAAGAATTTACCGATTATCTTTGGAGAGATGAAGATGGTAACATAGTTGCTTTTAGTGATGCAGATTTTAGAGAAAGAATATTCCCATCTATTATGAATGAGTTTAATGGAAGAGCATGGGATTTATTAGACCCATGGGTAGAAGTTGCTCCAATCATCGGATTTGATTTCTATCATTATAAATCAGACTTTTGGTTCCATGCATATGGAAACTATATATTACCATATCACCAATACATTGCAGGAGAAAAAGATTTTAGTTACCTACATCGTAACAGTTGGGGAAAGGGAGGACATAATAACCTACTAAAAGGTGAACAATGGCATGATTACTCGTTTGGAATAAATTTAGGAACCAAAGTAGGAAAAAATTTAGGTATATTTGTAGAAGGTGAATATTCAAAAATGTGGGATAGTAGATTATACCAAACTACATTTGGTGTTAACTACACATTTAAATAAAATAAAATGGCAAAGGAAATCGGTGAGGGAACTAAAATTACATTAGACCTCAAAACAATAGGTATAGTTTTATTTTTTGTTGCAACGGTAATTGGGATGTGGTTTTCGCTTCAATCAGATATTGATGAAGCTAAAAAACTTCCTGAACCTGAAGTTCAAAGAATAGAGTTTCAGATGAAAGATGAAGCTATTAGAGATGCTATTATAAACACACAAGATGATGTTGAGGAAATAAAAGAGAAGCTCAATAAAATAGATGAAAGACTTTTTGATTTACAAAAAAGAAACTAATATGAAAAATCTATTTATAATAATATTATTTCTATTCTCTACTCAATTATTTTCACAACAATGGATTGATGATTCAAACTTTGATGAAAAGATACATAAAAATGATAGATTCGATGATGATGAAACAGTTATCACCGTTATAGAATTTTGGGTTGAGTTTAATAAAGTTAATGCTTTTCCTGATTGGGATAAGTTGGATGGTGTTGAATACTTTAGAGTTGATATACAAAAAGCACCTGAAGCAAAGAAAGAATTTAAAGTACGAATGGCTCCGACTATTATAATATTTAAAAATGGTATTAAGGAAGAAGTTTTTAAAGCAAGTTTAAGTTTAGAATGTCCGATTACCTTAACAGAATTACAAAAAGAAATAAAAGATATTAAAACAGCAGATAGGTTCTAAACCTAAAATGATAATGTTAAAAAAGTTAACTTTACTATTTTTACTATTACCTACATTATCATTTGCGCAACTACTAACTGAAGAAGATAAACAAATACATTTTGCTGCTGGTGCTATTACATCTACATTGGTATATGATTATGTGTATCGTAAAACTGAGAGTACGAAAAAGGCTGTAATTTACTCAATTGCATCATCCATAATAGTGGGTACTATAAAGGAGAGTGTGGATAGTAGGGAGGTTGGAAATAGGTTTGATAGTAGAGATTTACTTGCAACTACATATGGTGGGATAACACTTTCTCTTACCTTTAATATTCTCACAAAAAAGAAGAAACGAAAACGTTAAGATACTATCTCAGTATCTCAGATAAAAATCACTTTTTACTTTATTGATATTTATATAGTGAACGCAACAATCAATATACTATGTCAAATGATTTCGAAATATTTCCTGGTAAAAGTTTAAGTGGACTTTTCGAAGATATCTACAATAATCAAATTAATAAAAAAAGACACATCTCTGAGGTGATTGCCGAATTAAGAAAATTAGTTCGTAGTCCAAACGATATGAGATACATAGGTCCACTTATTAAAGATTTAATTGATACCTCAGTTCGTAATGATGAAAGTTTAATTAAACTTGCTACAATAGCACAAAGAATTATGATTGCTGGTACTAAGAGTGAAGGTGAAGCTGGGTTCTTATCGGAGGCTGAAAGAGAGCAATTGTTATCACAAATCGATGAAGTTCAAATGGAAGTTGATAGAATGGATGATATGCAAAGTGAAATTGAAGAAGTAAAGCAAAAATTAGAAAAGTAATATGGGATTAGGTAATTCAAGATTACAAAGCGTACAATCAAACCAAGTTAAGGGTAGTAATACTAAGCTACCTAAAAAATCTGGTATTGTATATGAAGTCATTTTAGATGAAGAAAATCCACTCATACCAGAAGTTGAAGTTAATGGAACATTAACAACACAATTAGTTGGTGCTATTCGTTTTAGATTAGCAGTTGATACATCAGCTAATACTGGAAAACTACAAACGGCATTTCCAAAAAACTTAAATCTTAAATCATTACCTTTAAAAAATGAAATTGTAAGTATAACAACCGGACCTACTGGTAATTTCTTTTATGAACGTACTGGTACTGAGATTACACCAAATAATAATGCAAATGAAAATACGATAACTAACACATTTGGTACTGATAAAAAAGCTAAAGTAAAAAATGGTTCTGATTATCAACGTGTAGCTTCAACTGGTATTTCTAGAAGTACTTCTGATGATTCTAATAAAAATGATGGGTTTGGTGATTATTTTGAATCTGATTCTAAAGTACATAAATTAAAATTGTATGAGGGTGATACTTTATTGGAAAGTAGATTTGGACAATCAATAAGATTTAGTGGATACAATAATCCAGAACAAGAACTAAATCCAACTATCACCATACGAAATATTGAAAATGCGGAGTCAAAAAAAAATGATGTATCATTTACCACATCTGAAGAAATAAATAAAGATGGTAATATTATATTTTTAGGTAGTGGTGAACATCTATTACCATATACTCTACCAACTGATAATGAACATATATCTTTCGCAACGTATCCATCTGAACTAAAGGGTAATCAAATAGTACTTAATTCAGATAGAATAATCTTATCAGCAAAAGCAGCTGAAATGATATTAGTATCAAAGAAGGATGTTGGTATTATAACTGATAGTTTATTTTCTATTGATGCAACTGGTGGTATTGATGTTACATTAGATGATGATACCAATTATACTACAAATAATAGAAATATTAACTTTAACACTGGTAATGGTAAGGTAAATATAGGTGACCAGAATTTAGAATCATTAGTAAGGGGTGAGACTTTAGTAAATTTGTTAACTGAATTAATTACCGCTATTGAAGTAATGACTCATATGACACCAGCTGGTAATTCATCACCCCCACTCAATATTACATCTTTTACTAAAGTAAAACAATCACTTAAAACAATGTTAAGTAATTTAAATAAAACGTCATAAATGTCTTGGGGATTATTCAAATTAAATATATTACGAAAAACAAATATAGTTAATCTAAATAATATAGATAATGTAGCTAAGATTTGGGCCAATGAATATGATTCGGCTGTTAAGCGTGGACGAGATTTCGTAAACTTAGAATCTGTACAAAAGGGTAATAAACAACTAATGGAAACATTATTTAAAGTTGCACTTTTAAAGGGGCTTACAACTCCACCTGGAGTAGATTTTAACTTATCAAACGAATTTGGAAATGGTGTAAAGGCTTATTGGGCAGGGGCACCGATGTTACAATTCCCAACACCAATAATACCAGCACCAGGTTCAATACAAAATATAATAGTAAATTCAAATATAGCAATAAAGGTTGGAACATGGCCTATGTATCCACCAATTGGACCTGTTAAGAGAATGGAAACAATGATTGATATGTTTATATTAGCAGCTATAATACATTTGTTTTCAATTGGAGGTATCATTCAAACAACATCACTATATCCATCAGCGCCATCACCAATACCAGCACCAGGTGTTATAATGTGGACTGGTTATTTAGTACCACCTACAATTCCAATTCCAAACATAAATTTCCCATCAGAGGATGGTAGTGAGCCTGCTGTTGTGGAACAATCTGATTCTGATATAATGGATGAATTAGATTTATTAAGTAGTAATAGTTCAAATTCAACAAATAATAATAGTAATAGTAGTGTAGAAAGCAACTCTGGTGGTAATACTTCACTTGATGATACTTCACTACAAAATGTATTAAATATATCTCTACCTGATATGAATGTTGAATCTTTTGATGTGGATGCTTATATTGCGAGTTTCCAACAACAACTTGAGGATGATGGGTGTTGTTGTGATTAAAAAATGAAAATACTTAATTTAAATATTTATAAAGGAGTAATACAAACTAAAATAAAATGAATACTGATAAATTAATAAAAGCAATTCAAATTATTGTAGCGGAGGAAATTAAATCGGTACTACCAAAGTTGGTTAAAGAAGGTGTTAAGAAGGAGATGGTAAAGTTGTTAAAAGAAAACAAACAACTCAAAGAAGCTTTAAAACCTACTAAAAAAGTAGTACCTACCGAACCTACATTTATGGATGAAGCTATAAATGAGACAACACAAACAAAACCTCAACAAAGAATGTTGAGTAGAAATCCAGTATTAAATCAAATACTAAATCAAACTACACCACTTAGTATAAGTGAGAATACAACTAAGAGTGTATTGGATAACACACAGCCTACATATGCTGGTGCACCAACTGAAGTATCATCTAATACGTTAGAATATGGAACACAAAGTACTCATACATTGGGTGCACAAAGTATAGCTGATAAAATGGGATATGGTGATATGCAACCTGCTGGTAAAAAGCAAGGATTGGGTGTAAGTACTGGATTAGCTGGATTGGATAGAGTTTTGAATAGAGATAATTCAGAACTTATAAAAGCAATGGATAAAAAGAAAGGTCCTTGGAGACCAGGAATGTAATATAGATTATGGCAGTTGAATTAGGTTCTAAGATAGTAAAGGATACGCAATCATATAATGATTATGCTATTGGTATATCTTTGCCTATTCAAATAACGAATACGGCATTCCAACAAACATTTACAACAATAGAGCAAGTAAAATCTAATATTAAAAATCTATTACTAACAAAACGTGGTGAACGAATAATGCAACCCACATTTGGAAGTGGACTGCAGGAGGTGTTATTTGAACCAAATGTAAATGATTTTGAAAGTAAGATTGAAGATACTATAAATGAGAGTTTGGAACAATGGTTACCATATGTAACAGCTGAAGAAATTGATATCGATGCATCGGATTCATTAAGAGATTCCAATCGAATAAACGTTTCGGTTAAATTTAGAATCGGTAATAATACTGATTTGAATGAAGTAACATTCATTACACAGGGATAAAAAAATGGCTATAACAAAAACAAATAAAAACTTTAAGAATAGAGGAAAGGATATAAAGTATCTTAATAAAGATTTTGCTGAATATAGGGGAAATCTAATTGAGTTTGCTAAAACGTACTTCCCAAAAACATATTCTGATTTCAACGAATCATCACCGGGTATGATGTTTATTGAAATGGCATCTTATATTGGAGATTCTCTTTCATATTATATTGATGATACCTTAAAAGAATCTTTAATGGTTCATGCTGAAGATATTGAAAATGTAATAGCACTTTCACAATATTTAGGATATCAACCAAAAGTTACATCACCTGCAGTAACAACACTTTCAGTTTATCAGTTAGTACCATCAATTGGTACTGGTGGTAGTAATACTTATGATGAAACGTTTTTACTTACAATAAAACAAGGAATGCAAATTTCAGATGCTGATGGAAATGTATTTTTAACAAGAGATATAGTTGATTTCAACGATGATAGTGATAGAGAAATAAGTATATATGAAACTGATAGTATAACTGGAGAAACTACATTTTACTTAGTTAAAAAATATGTACAAGCTATATCTGCTCAAGTAGAAACTAAAGAAGTTGTATTTGGTTCATATGAATCATTTCAAACTATTGAGTTAACTGATACTAATGTAATTGATATTTATGATGTAAGGGATTCAAATGGAAACAAATGGTATGAAGTTCCGTATTTAGGACAAGAAATGGTGTTTGAGGATTATCCTAATACTGAAATAAATGATCCTGATTTATATCAATTTAAATCAACTGTACCTTATATTCTTAAAACAATTAAATCACCTCGTAGATTTGTAAAAAAAGTAAATGGTGATAGTACAACTACTATTCAATTTGGAGCTGGTGACCCAACTGCAAATGATGAACAATTACTTCCTAATTTAAAAAATGTTGGATTGGGATTACCTAATTCAATTAGTAAGTTAAATGAATCATTTGACCCAACTAACTTTTTAAAAACAAAAACATATGGAACATCTCCAGCAAATACAACTATGACTGTAAAGTATTTAGTTGGTGGTGGTATATCTTCAAATGTAGCAAAGGGTACTCTTACAAAAATTAGTTCTATTGAGTTTGAAGAAGATTTACAATTATTAAGTAGTAACACCATAGCATTATATAATGCAACTAAAAAATCCGTAGCAGTTGATAACGAAGTTCCTGCAACTGGTGGTAAGGGTGGTGATACTATTGAAGAAATTAGAGAAAATGCATTAGCAAACTTTGGTTCTCAGAATAGAGCAGTAACTGCTAAAGATTATCAAGTAAGAGTATTATCAATGCCAACTAAATATGGTTCAATTGCAAAAGCATACGCTACGGCAGATGGTACATTGGATAATAATTCACCTTCTTCTATTTTAAGTTCACCTAAAGCTCTGCAAGAGTTTACTGATTTAGTAATGGGATTTGTTGAAAAGTCTGATAAAGAAGAACCAAGTAAAAGGGATGTTAAGCAGGAATTACAAAAATTCTTAATAGGTAAAACTTCCAATGATAATGAAAAGAATAACCCATTTGCAATTAATCTTTATTTATTAGGATATGATGGTAATGGTAAGTTATCAAACTTAAACAACGCTGTTAAAGAAAATTTAAAAACATATTTAAACGAATATAAAATCCTAACGGATGGTATCAATATATCTGACGGGTTCATTATTAATATTGGAATTAATTTTGAAGTAATAACATTAAAGAACTATAATAAGAGTGAAGTTATTACGGAATGTATTAGTGAAATGAAAGATTACTTTAATATTAATAATTGGACATTTAATAATACTATAAACTTATCGGAATTAGAATTACTATTGGCAAATGTTGATGGTGTAAGTTCAGTTCCAAAATTAGAAATTGTTAATAAGTGTAAAGGTAATTATACACACAATTCATATAATATAAAAGCGGCGATTAAAGATAAGATTTTGTATCCATCTTTAGACCCATCAGTTTTTGAAGTTAAATTTCCAGATGTGGATATAAAAGGGAGAGCTAAATAATGTATTACTTTTTAACAGCATCAAAAGATGCATCGGTTTACTTACAACAACCTGACCAAAACGCTGGTTTAGATGAGGTATTAGAAGTTAGTAAGGTATATTATGGTAACATCAAAGATGTATCAAGAGCACTCCTTAAATTTGATTTAAATGGGGTATCACAAAGTATAGCTGGTGGTACTGTAAAATTAGATGAAGCAACTCTTATATTAAAAGAAACTGATTCTGAAGAATTACCATTAGAGTTTACATTAGAGGCATATCCAATTTCACAAAGTTGGGAAATGGGTAATGGTACTAGATTTGATGATATATCAACTGCAGGTGTAACTTGGAATAACAGAGAAGGTGATACAATAGAACGTTGGTTACAAACCTCAGAATTCTCAGAAGTATCAACTGGTTCATATGCTGGATTAGGAGGTACATACTACAACTCAGTTTATAGTACTCAAAATTTCGAATACTTAACAACTGATGTTAATATGGATGTTAAGGATATTGTAGAAGATTGGATTAGTGGTTCAATACCAAATGATGGTATTATACTTAAATTACCGTTTGAAAAAGAAAATGATTCTACTGATTATGGTATATTAAAATTATTTAGTAAAGAAACTCACACAATACATCAGCCTAAATTAAGGATAGGTTGGGATGATGTTTCATTTACAACTGGTTCTCTTACTGAATTAACTTCTGAAGAAATAAAAGTTGGAATTAGAAACTTTAAAAAAGAATATAAAGTAAATACAACTCCAAAATTGAGAGTAATTGGTAGGGATTTATATCCTTTAAAATCATTTACATCTACGGCTCAGTATGGTATAAGTAAATTTTTACCAACATTATCATACTACCAAATTAAAGATTATCATTCGGATGATGTTATTGTTCCGTTTAGTGATTTTACAAAATTGAGTTGTGATGATAGTGGTAACTACTTCAAATTAAATTTATCTAATTGGGAAGTTGATAGAATATATAAAATAGAATTCAAAGTTGTTATTGATGGAACTCCTCAATTCTTCGATGAAGATTATACATTTAGTATAGTAGGGTAATATGAAAAAAGAATCTGGTTTAAAAAACGAATCAAAAGTTCAGGAGCTAATGGTATCTGGTTCATCTGCATTAGCAGCTAAGAATCCAGCTGGAATTCGTATTGCTAGAAAAAGTAAATCAAATAAATTTGCGGCAGTTAAAAAAGGATATCCTGATTTATCTGAAATACCATCTGATAATTTTGGAAATTTAAGTGAAGCGGGTATATTAAATATTAAAGATTTGGATGGTGGGATTGTTAGTGGTCAATTGATAAGACCTAAATATGATTCTAAGGAATTAAAGAAATCGATAGATACTGATATATTTGAATTAATACCACAAACCAAAGTAGAATTACCAGATACAGTATTACGTTCAATTTATAATGAAGTAACTCAATCTGTAAATGATTTAACAATAGAGGTACAAGTTCTTACAAATGATATTCTAAATCTAAATAGTACAATTTCTGAATTAGAAATCGAAAATGAAAGTTTACGAATAGAAGCTGATAATGAGAAATTAAAAGCAAATGTTTCTGAACAACAAGCTACAGTTGCTAATAAGCAAGTAGCTGAAACAACAATAGATTTATCAAACGCAATTCAGAACTCAATTAATGAGGCAATTCAAAGAGTATCTTTAACTGCTAGAACTGAAGCTTTACTACAAGAAAATGAATCTCTGAGAGAACAACTATTTGGATTATCTGCACAAACCGCAGAAGGTGCACAAAGTGGTGCTACTAATAACTTTACTGTTAAGATAAATAACGATAGTGAATGGCCTGAAGATATAGGCCATACAACAAGTCGAAATAACAATAGAGAAATGACAACTACATTGGAAGTTAGTAATGTTACTACTGACCTTACAATAGATTCAATATCGTTTGTAGTGGCTGGTGGGATAGAATGGTTTACTGTTGAAAAGGCTGGTCAAAATACAATTGGACCTGAAACAGGTGCAACATATGCATGTAAATTAGTTGGTAAAATTCATCCGGATAGTGGAGAAGTAAAACCATATAAAACTGGTGGTTGGGTAAAATTTTGGAAAGGTAAAGCAACAGATTACACCGATGATACATTAACTGTTAATGTTACATTTTCCGATGGTACAACTGATAGTATAGTATTTACTACACATTTAAGAAAAAATAGAGGTTAACAATGGCAATTAAAACATTTAAAGAAATAATAGACGATAAGGGATATCTAATATCATCTAAGGATAGAGCAATCTTTGAAGAAGGTACATTGCAATCTTTCTTTGGATTTACTGATTCGGATATGATTGAGTTTATCTTATATGATGTTAACGATAATCAATTACCTCAAGGTGAATATGGTGATTTGGTTAGATATATACCAATGAATTCGGATAACATTAAAGATTACTTTTTAGTAGCGGATGGTACTAAGCTACAAGCTTTCCAATTTCCAAATGAATATTTTATAGATGCGGAACGATTGATAAATGAAGCTGGATATGATAATGGTATATTTAAAACTCAAATAACTTTATTGAATAAACGTATTGGTTTGAATTCTACAAATGAAAAAATGTGGATTAAAGAAATATCACCATCAAGAACAGAAGTAAAATTATTACCATTACGAAATGATATAGCAGATAAAACTGATTTACTTCAGAGATTTGGAATATTTGTAGATGGTAAAGAATTTAGAGAAGATATAATACAATACATTCCAAAGTTTATTGAATTAATTACTCCAATTGAAATAGATTCTTTTATAAAGAAAATTTATACTAAAAAATGGTATAATAAAATGGTAGCTGAATTTGGTATAAGTGGATTTGATATATTGATGACTAAGATACATAGTAAATTTAGAGAAGCTATGTTTAATGAATTTTCTAATAGATATTCATCTATAAATGATAATAATTATGGTAATCCAAAAGGAACACCATTATCAATAACATTTTCAAAAGAAAACGTTTACACAGTTGCTCAGAGAATAATAGTTGAGTGTATTGAATTTTACTTACCAAAGAGAACTATACAAACCGAATCGGAAATGGATATTATTTTCGATGAAAGTGTAGATAAGGTTGGTAAAATATTACAACGTAGGGAGAGTGATGTTGTTATAAATGCAACTACTCCAAATATTATTGTAACTGAAAGAAAAACAGATACTGATAATTCTGCTATTAAAGATTATGAATTAAACGAAGAAATTAAAAAAGAAATACCAGATAATAAAGCAATTCCAAAATTCTCAAAACCAAATCCAACAAAATCAAGTAAGATTAGTGAAGATAGGAGCGGTTCTGGAAGTGTAACAAATATAAACAAACCAACAAATAATTCAAATAATTCAAATACTTACAGTCAAGGTGGTGGAGGTATTGGTAGTGATAGTTAATATTATTTAATAATATTTATAGATATGGCAATGATAAGTGATAGAGGATATAGCGATTTAGACCCCGATAATTTCGGTGGTGGCGGAAACTCTGGCGGTAGTTCTAATCAACTTATTAGAATTGACGAAAATAACGGAGGTGGTGGAAGTACTGGTTCTGGTAATCAAAGTGGTGGTACTACATTAACAGCTCCCGGTGAATCATTTCGCATCACATCTAATATAGAGGGTGCTAGTATTTCAATAAACGGAACATACACTGGAAAAACAACACCTGCTCAAATTAATGTTACAAAGAGTAGTTTGATTAGTGGTGGTAATCAAACCATAACAATATCTAAGAATGGTTATTCTACAAATGAAAAGTATATTGTATCATTAGATACAAAAGACCAACCACTAGTTAGAAACCCCAATGATGATGAATTTGGTAATTTAGGTGTAACTGAAATACAATGTAAATATTATGTAAATAATACTGAGGTATCTAAAGTAATATATGGTTCTCCAAAAGTATTAGGATTTTCAAATTTATCATTATTTGATGATTCAATTGATGATAGCTCCGAATTATTCGAATTCAAAGTTAATTTAAGTGGAATACAACAAGGAAATCCAATCGTAATACAAAAGAATGATTCTGAATCAGCTGAGTTTTTTCCAAATATGGGAATTACTGAATATTCAGATATAGTTTATTCAAAGTATCAAATAAAATCAGTTGATACTACATTATATAGAATTACTAAAATAACTTATGATGGAGATACTGGAACTGTACCTTTAGTACCTGCTGAGGCTGGTGATAACGAATCACTTAGTTTAACAATAAAGTTGAGACACAATATTACAATCAATATTGAAGTAGAGAGTGTAGTTAGGGGTAATATTGATTTCGGAACACCTGAAATACGATTGATAAATCCTAAAAGTAGAACTTACAATATAAATTCGGAAATAGGAGTACCAATTGCATTTGAAAAAAACGAAGATGTTAAAGCAATTACAATTATAGTTGGTGATGATATATTGGAATATGATGATTTAGAAAAGGGAGATACTGCTGGTGTTACAATACCACATTCTGTATTTGATAAAATCGGGAAATATAATAGTAAAATATTTCCATTTTCTTTGAGTGATTATGAAGATTTCATAAACCCACCTGAAGAAATTACAATTAAAGATGTGAGGGGTATTGGTAACGGTACACCAAAAGAAATTTTCGAAGTAGTAGAAGAAACCAATAATGATAATGATAATCCATATGTTAACACTAACCCAAACTATTCTCCTGGAACAGGTGGAAGTAGTGGTAACAATGATGAAACTTATTTACCAACCGATGGTAGTGGGCAATTTCCATTACCGGGTAGGCAAGATGTAGTTCGACAAGATAATTTTGAAAATGTAAGATAATGATTAAATTTAACGATTTTTTAAAATTTACATCTACTTCATCTTCAAATGAAGGGAATAGAGGTACATCAGTATTAGGTGGTAATATAAATTTATCTACACTTAAAAGAGAACCTATATCTACGATATCTGAACCAGTTACTAAAGTTAATTTTCCAACATCACCAAAAAATGATTATGGTCTATCAACTCTAAACAAAACATCTGATTTGTTAGATGTAAGCACGAATGTAAGAAATATTGTGGATAGATTAACAAAACCACAATTAGAAGCTTCTGAGGTAGAGCAAGATACATCTGATGTTGCATCTTATGCTATTGACTTATTGATTAATGTTGTATCTGAAGTATATGTTAACGTTCCTGATATTAGGGAGATAAAATATCCAAAGGAAATACGAGGAGCTGATTTTGTAGGGTATGATGTAGATTTTGATATTAGTTGGAATTCAGTAGATGCAACTGTTATTAGATTGTATGTTGGTGCTTCAACGGATTATGTTGAATTAGGTCCAAAGGGAACTACCACATTAAATGTAAAGGAGTTATTAGATAAAACTCCTACACTAGCCGCTAGTATGGCTACCAATAATAGAAGTGCTAGAAACGCTAATAATGATTATGGTGATAAGGTAACTATACAATTAAAGTTAATACCATATAATTTAAATAGTAAAAAGGCGGTTGAAGGACCAGCTGAAAATATTGATATTTTATTTGATAAGGCTGATATTAATATACCTCGTTCAGTTGCTATTAATAGAATAGCTGAAGGTTTTATCAATCAGTTTGATAAATGTGTATTTGATGATTCAAAGTACTTAACGCACTTACTTCACTTAGGTGATGGTAATAATAAACTTATTACTACTTGGACTGGATTGGTTCAATCACCTACTGATAAATCATTAATTCTTAAATTATACGAACCATTACCAACATCTGTACTAACTAACCAAAAGACTTGGATTAGTAAATTACAATCTCAACCAATCATAGATACCATAACATTAGTAGGTGATGATATTGAGTATTGTACTCCATTACAAGGACCTAATTTTAAATTAGAAACTGATAGTAGTATTGGTTATCAAATGTATGATGATTTGGTTGCAAATGGTTCAACTACATCCACTTCATTAGTACAACAATATGTTACTAAGACTGGAATTGATACTGAAAAATTAAATATTGAATATGCTAAAGGTAATGTACATATGTTCGAAAACTTTGTACACTTTGGTTCTGCTGAAGAACGGATTAAAAACTTTTGGTATAAGATACAATTATTAGAATCATATCAATCTAAATATAATGAACTAACAACCAATACAGTTGAGTTGGGATTTGTATTAGCTGAAGGTGGTTTATATGAAGGATATACTATAATAACCGAAGCTAGTGATAATTTACAATTAGATGCATTATCCGTAACAGCAACATCAAGAATAGAATCAACGGCTCAGTTAACAAAAATAAATGATTTAATTGGAACTTTTGATGGATTTGAATATTGGTTATATACCGATACTAAATTTAGTGATTTATCATATCCAAAAAATAGTAATACTATAAAGGCAACATCGGATACAATTTCATCTGATTGGTATCGTTCAACAAAAGCTCTAGCATCTAACTATGATAGAAATAACGTAAATTACCTCAACAATAATCTTCCTGAGTTTATTAAAGAAGATTATCAAAATGAAGATTTTATGTTGTTTATGGATATGGTTGGACAGCACTATGATATCATATGGGCTTATGTTGGTGGTATTACTAAAATGAAATCACCTGAACATAAAGCTGACTTAGGATTCTCAAATGATTTGATGTATGCAATGTTAGAATCATTAGGATGGGATGGTAAGAAAGCTTACGATTCTCAATATCTTTGGGAATATGCATTCGGACAATATAAAGATGGTACTCAAAAATATACACAATCTCTTAAATCAGCAAATGAAGAAGTTTGGAGACGTATATTAAATAATTTACCTTATATATTAAAACATAAAGGAACTTCTCGTTCTTTAAAAGCAGTAATGGCTTGTTATGGTATTCCTAACTCATTACTTACTATTATGGAGTTTGGAGGTCCTACTGACCCAACTGATGGTGGAACTGAGAAATTTACATTCGAAGATAGAACAGCTGCTATAAACTTTACTAATAGTGGTGAATCTGTGAATTTACAATGGAAAGAGGTAGATGGTTCATATCCAAATGCAGTGGAGATGAATGTAAATTTACAAAATCCATCAAACTATAACATACTAAAAGGTGCTAATAGTGTATTCTCAACCCCATTATGGAAAGTTGGTATTACAAGCACTGGTGGAACATTTGGTACAATAGATTTATATGTTTCCGAAAGTTCAACAGGTAATGTTCAATCATCATCAACGGAACCATTTAACATATTTAACGAAGAATATACTCAGATTGTTATTAACAGAGAGGTAGTTGGTTCTGATTCACAATTCCAAATAATTGCTAAAGAGGCATTTGGTGATAGAATAAGAAGCAGTGTATCTACTGATATTATGACTATAACTGGTGATAATGGTTGGGATTCTGGTTCAGCGTTCTCATTATCATTAGGATATGAGATGGATGGTAAGGTAGATGAATTTAGATTGTGGAAACAACCATTAAAGGATGATGTTATTGAAACGCATACTCTTATGCCTGATTCTACTGTTGGTAATTCATACACATCATCTACCGAAGATTTATTGGTAAGATTTGATTTTGAATATCCAAAAAATAGAGCAGTTGATTTGGATATTAAGAATGTTGCAATCAGTACTGAGTATAGTCTACCAAATGGTTCAGCCGATGGATTTACATCAGCAACTGAATACCCATACCAATATACTCCATATGAAAGAAGTGTAACGGCTAAGGTACCATCATTAGGATTTAATCAATCTGATAAGATACGATTTGAAACTCAAACTTTAGTGGGTGATTTATCACATAGAGTTAGAGCTACTCAAAAAGCATTTGATAGGGCACCGATTGATTCATCTCGATTGGGATTATTCTTCTCACCAATGAAAGAGTTGAATATGGATATTCTTAAATCATTTGGTAATTTTAATATAGATAACTATATTGGAGACCCATCTGATGAATTCAAAGATAATTATTCTGAATTGGGTATTCTTAGAGATTATTATTTCCAAAGAGTAAATAGAGATATCTATGAATATATACGATTGGTTAGAACAATTGATAAATCGTTATTTGATGTATTAGAAGATTTAGTTCCTGCTAGAGCAAAAGTTTCTAAAGGTTTATTAATTGAACCACATTATTTAGAAAGAAGTAAAACTAAATGGAAACCTGCATCTTCTGAAAGAAATGATTATGAAACATCGATAGATGTTGATGATGATATTGAAGTTTCTGGAGATAACAATCAATTTATAGGAATATTAGATGCTGAATCTGATGTAAACTTATCATATCAATATGATAATTACAATGCAAATATAGATGGGGAGTCTGATATTAATATCTCATCAACTACACCATTTTATAATTCTGAAATAGTTGTAGATGACTCCGTTAATTTAAATGGTGAGATTCCATCATTTGATTCACATATAGAAGTACCTGATGGTGGTACATTAACTGCTTTTGTGGAAACGGATACATTTGAACAAATAGGAATGGGTAAAGATTCTTTAGCAAATGCTGGTTTTGGATTATATGCACCAATAACAACAACTGGTATTGTTACTAAGTTAGATATATTTGGTAACATAACATCATCCAGAGAACAAATTTATTTGATTAAGGAATCATATGTAGAAACAATATTAACACAAACTGAAGGATATCCTACAACTTCTAATAATGAAGCTGTTAAATATGAAAATGTAGATGTAACTAAATATAAATTTAAAGTATCTAGATTACCATTTGGAAGTACAACACCATCAGTTGGAAATGATATAGTAGAGGTAACTCCATTATCTGGATACTTCCCTACACATTATCGTTACAAAAACAATCTACCACAAGGAATGATAAACTCATTCTTTGAAGGTTCAAAACAAACAACAGCTACAACTCCAGATGGATTATCGCCGGTAGAAGTATTTACCACTAATCCTAACATTTTAAGGGTTGCTGATACTGGAAGAGGAAGTGGAGAACCTATATTACAGGTAGATTAATTTATTTTTTAAAATGTTATATTTATTAGTATATCAATAGGGTAATAAAAAATTATGGGATATTTAAATAACACATCGATTACAGTAGATGCCATTCTAACCAAAAAAGGTAGACAGAAGTTGGCATCGGGTCAATCTTTAAACATTTCCAAGTTCGCATTGGGTGATGATGAGATTGATTATACATTATACGAACCAGCACATCCGAAGGGAAGTGCATATTATGATTCGGCAATTAAGGCAATTCCTATAATGGAAGCAAGTCCTGATGAAACA